GCCGTGCGATAGCATCCATTCCACCATTTCCCGGCCAGTCTCTACAGCCTTGCGGCCACGGCACGTTTCACCGAAAAATGTGTGAGATTGAAAATCCTGATCGCCAGTCATTACGAAACAGGCAAAAGCGTCCTCGCCATTGGACAGGACTACCATGCCGGTTTCAGTGGAGCGTCCGCAAGCCGGGGTGAAATCCATGGGCGCTTCCTCACCGCGATAATCCGTCCACGCCCTTACACTCGCCTGATTGGCGATGGCGTTTAGGAAATCGGGGGAAGTCTCACGGCGGATCATCTAGGTTTCCCAGACGCTCCCGGCGCAGAGCGTTCATCTGCCGATGCGGCACGATACCCTATGCGAGAAAAGACGGCAAGGGTATTCCTATACCATCAAGACATAGACCGTCACCCGTCAAGGTGCTTCTACTAGAGAAGCGGACGGACCGGCCTGATACTTCATTCTCGTTTCACCGCGACTGCCTGTTAGCCTCTCGGCAGGGTGGCCAACCCCAGTCTCCACCGATGGACTTGCTGATGATCCAGCTTCGTCCTGCCGTAGTCGCATTTTGCAGCATAGCCCTTTGGGTTACTGGCACGTTTATGTATCGCGGGTATACCTAGTTTCGTATCAAAACATCGGTGGGGCGGGTGTAGACCCCCGAGATACCCCCTATGATTACTCGCATAGGTACGAGGGCATGATTGCCGGTTTGCCAGCCCGGTTGTGGGAATGAAGCTCGGCGCTATTGAGGGCGATTATTGCACCTCGGCTGTCTAGCATACCCCGCTCGATCGTTTCTGTACGAGAGCGGCGGATCGAAACGACATGCCGGGTTGATTTAACCAGCGGATCTGCATATAAAGGAACTGCAAAAAACGTCTGGGCCGTGGGAACTCGTACTTCCTGCGGCCCTTTGCTTTTGCCATAATTCCAGGACCGTCACAAACGCAGGCAATTAATAAGTATTGCCATTTTAATCGCTTTTTTCGATTAATAGGATTGCTTGACGTGTTATTGGATATATGGCAGATAATCGCCATGCGACAGATGCTCCCCCTGATACGAATGCAAACCACCCGCTGGTGAAGCTCGTTTATGCTTCACTGGCGTTATGGCAGTGTAGCTCAGAGGTAGAGCTGGCCCCTCATAAGGGCTAGGTCGCAGGTTCGATCCCTGCCATTGCCACCATAGATCGGAGCGGACAGGCGTGCCAAGCCGGTCTCCAAAACTGCGCTTCCAGGGTTCAATTCCCTGCTCCGGTGCCATTATTAGACAACTCTCCACGAGACGGTGCCGCCAACCTTGCGATATGGGCGACCGACTGGAACGCCTCCAGCCGCCGCCGCCGCGTCGTCCGCGTAGGGGCCATCGGTTAAAAAGGCGTCCGTTAGCAGCGTGCCGGAAGAAGGGAGATCGACAGCCGTATCAGACGCAAGGTTGAATACGCAGCTATACCCGCCATTCGTCACCACATTATTGACAAGGGCGAGGAGCAGCGTGGCGCCGGGGCCATTGTCCTGCAAGCGTATAGTATTGGGATCGGTCGCCAGCGCTCGCTCTTGCGAAAACTCACTGTTGCCAGACAGGGTGATGACCGTTGCATCTTTAATCGCATCAGTTGAAGCAACGCCAGCCGTCACACCATCCGACGCGCTTTTTGCTTGAAAGAATAGCGCCTCAAACGCCAGGACCGCCTTGGGGTTGTTCGGGAACAGTTGCGTTAGATCGTTACGGTTGAGTGCAATCACGGTCATGACTTGAGCGGCTCCACTTCCACTTCACACGCAGCCCATCCAGCAAGCGCATTGGATGCCCCCCGAAAGCGCAGGCCGATGTAATTATTGAAGCGCCGATGTGGCCGCCATTGGACCCGTTTCGCCGTATCACCTCTGGCCCCGGTAGATGCTGAGCGCTCAATGGACCACGATTGCCCGTCCATCGTGGTAGACATGAAGGCCACAGGCTTTTCACCCAATGCTGCCCGTCCCGGCAAGCCTACCAGTTCCAGCGTATGCAGGATCCCGACGCGCGCTTGATTGTAGACGAATATGGTTTCAAACCGCCATCCGCTTTCCTCGCCAAACTGCGTAGATGTTTTCTCGTCCAGCTTGCCGACATTAGCCGTCTCGGTGTCTCCGCATATCCATTCATTGTAGCAAAACACGGCATTGCGAGCGCGATAGACCTTGTTCATGCCAAGGCCAGAGCGTGCGGTATACCAGCAGGCCTCGCCACTGATGCGTGATGCGTTGGCGCAGTAGACTAGCGTGCGGTCGCCAAGGTGGATCAATAGGCGGCGCTCATCGCGATAAGTGCGGCTTTCGCATACGATGGAGGATAGATCGGCAACCTTCGCCAGTTGATCGTCAATCTCCCGCGTGCTTATCTTGGTAGCCGAACCGCCGTCCATGAGGTAGACAGCAGGGGCGGTAGGGGTTTCATCCTCTCGCTCCTGACCGACAAAGGCCAGTGTCCGATAGTAGCGGCACTTGGCATCACGCCCCACGATGCCGACTGGAACCGTCGCCGCCGTGTTGGCCTGGAACGGGAAACCAGAGCCGCCAACATTGCTGAACACCTGAATGGTGTATTGCCCCAGCGCGTATAGCTCGCCACGCAGCTTGAACAGGCCAACAACCATATCCGGGTCTTCTTCCGCCGAACCATATTTGAGCGGATTGACGCTGAACGGGTCCGACAGGTCGGTAACGACAATGCTTGTCCCATCCGTGGTGGCGTAATAGCCGTTGATCCACAGGAAGTCCTTGACCGGGCCTAGGTCCGGGTCCGTAACCTGCGTAAGTGTCGTTCCATCCCAATAATAGAGATTGGCCCCAGAGTTGATCGCGAGCCGGTCAAAGCCATAATCCATGACTACCTGACCGGAACCGCCTACATCACCCAATATCGTTACGGCGCCGTTTTGCCCGATCTTAACCAGCTTCGTACCGCATACTCGATAAAGCACGCCATTCCAGTTTATGCCGCCGCGATCAATGCCGGGGATAGCAGCAAACTGGACCACGCCAGCAGCCGAACGCATGTAACCCTTCGATATGCCTGTTTCAGACGGGACAGGCTCAAGATTGACCGGATAAGAAACCGAAAAGCCACCATCTTGCCCAGCCTTGGCCCCAGCTATCAGAGGGACTTGCATTGATCACACCCGCAAAATTCATCCACCTTATTGCAGCCACAGGTGCGATTATCTTTCACGCGAATATCCTGCCTGAAGAAGGGATCACCCCAATAGGGCCAGCGATTGCCCATGCCGCGTGGCGTGTTGCGGCCTAGTTCTCGCTCCCGGCGCTTCTGGTATTTGGATACCAGCGATGCGCGGGCCTGGGCGAAGGAAATGCGGGACGAAAGTTCCTTGCCGATGGTATGCGATACATCCTCGGCCAGCATCCTGACAACCGAGCGCATGGCATCTTGCGGGATGCCGCTTTCTTCATCGGGCAGGCCGTTGCCATAGTTCGGAAAGTTATAACACAGGTCAACGCCCCACTGATTGCGCAATTCCTCCATGATGCTGTTAAGCTGAGAAAGTGCCAGATCATACTCTTCCGGCGTTAGCTCAAACTCAGCCGCCGACTGGCCGCAAAGGCTATATGCCTGAGCAACTATGATGCGCTTGAGGGGGCCGCCGTAGAGATAGATGGTGGTCATGTTACGCCTTAAAAAGCTACCCCGTTAATTTTCGCGGGAGTAACGACGCGATTGTTGACGATATTCATGTAACCCTGGCGATTGGCATGAAGGCCATCGGCTGTAGGGGCGCCATATTGCGTATCCCATTTTCCGCTATCCCGTCCGCTTTCAACACCATCTGCCAGATCGAGAGTGGAAGCAAAATTAGCCACGCCATTGCGACGTCTGTTATTCACGGACACACGCACCGCATCCTGTGCGAACGGCGTCTGATTTGCTGTAGTCGCCCAGCTATCCGTTGATGTCGTATTCGGTTCAATCGTGCAAATATGCACAGGAATTGACATCGGAATAAGGCCGCGCAAAGTTTGTTCATCTGCGGCAATTTGAGCGTTGGTCCTGCCGGCCGTAATGTCATTTATCCCCATGGCTACGATTACCCGCGACGCATACCTCGTGGCGAGGGAAATGCGTTTCGTCGCAGTCGTGATAGCCCACATGAGCCTCTCACTGGAAATGCCCAAATTTATGTATGGGGCGAAAGCTCCCACAGAGCGCCCCAAATTGCCACGATCACCACTTATGCCGACGTAGCTGTCACCCACACCCTGCCCTCGGCTATCCTCAATCACTGCGAGGCTATCCATGGTTGTCGTTGCAATAATAGCCAGAGGAGTGATGATATTGCCGTTCGAAATCGTTGGTGCGCCGCTATTGTTAATCGTTCCGCTCATTGTTTGGTCGGAAAGGCCCGATGGCGCGTAAGCAAGCTGCGCTCCATTCTCAACGTCCAGACCCCCACCAGTGAAAACGATCCGGGTAGCATTCTGAACGAAAAGGCGCACCCAAAAGCGCTGGCCCTTGGGGATGGATACAGAAACCATATCCGAAACCAGTTCGCCGCCATCCGGGGCGATGCCGGAAGTGGAGCCGGTAAAGGTAACCTGGGTGAATGTGCCAGCAGGATATTCGACGGAAGCGGTATAAGTGGTATCCGATCCGATACCCTGCTCGGTATTCGTTGCCGTGGCGACGTTGCTCACCCACCATCCCGGCAATACAATTTGCAGCGCCGTGATAGTATCGCGCGCCCAATGAGGAGATCGGCTATTTGCCTGCTTTTGCGTAGTGCTGCTGGCGTTAGGGATAAGGCAGGCTGTTGCGACTTGTCCGATATGCGTGGCGACCCGGGAAAGTTCGGGAAGTACGCCACGCTCAAATCCCCACCTGTCATCTGTGGCAAAGGCGTTTTTCTTGCGCGTGGTCGAATATACAGGCTGCGGCGTGCTGCCATAATAGGCAGGGAAATCAGGGCTAAGCTCAAGTTGCCTGTCTGCTGCGCCGTTCAGGATAAGAAATTCCTCCTGCGGCCCGGTGTACAGGCGGTTGGCCTCAAGGCCGGTCGGGTAATTTGCATCGCCGGGGAATTGGCGCAGAAGACGGACGGTCATTTCACTTCCCCCCCGCCAAGACCTAGCAATACAATC